TGGGCTTGACCTAAGAATGTAGTACGCAATTGACTTTCTTGCGGATTATTCTTTTCTTCGCCTGTCATAGGAGCTTGATAAACGACTTTACCGCTTGAAGTTACCAAATTGCCCTTAACAGCGTGTACTTTTTCGCCACCTGAAGCCACTTCTTTATAAGTTCCGTCAGGCAATGTCATGTAACGTTTTGCGCCTTCAGGAAGATCGAATTCTTGTGGCATCATCTTTTTAAGTCCTGCTTCACGCAATTGTGGAACATAAGACTTAGATGCAAATTGATAAGCAGCATTAGGATCAGTTTTTATCAATTCACCAAATTTAGCTATATCTTGTTCTTGTTGGCCACGCAATTTTTGAGCTAAATCTAATTGTGCTTGGTTTGCTGCTTCAGAAGTTTTAAGACCCGCATACTGGTTAGCAGCATTAGCCAAGAATTGCAAAGGGTTAGACTTTACATATTGTCCTGATACTAATTGACCTTGTGGCTGTTGTGCGCCCTGAGCAAATAACATTTCAGCCAACTTTTGTTGGCGAGCTATTGCTGATTGCGCTGCTAATTCTTCGGGATTTGTGTAATCTGCCATATTTTTTCCTTATAAAGCAGCTAAAACTAATGGCGCAGCTTCTTCAATAGCTGTAGATGCGCCCGCTGCTGCTCCACCACTACCAAACAATGAAGCCAAATAATCACCAATATTGCTCAAACCACTATTGCCAGCCAATGAACTTAAATCATTTGCACCCATACCGCTAAGGTTGTAATCACCCAATGCGCTATTATCAATACCGCTTGTGCCATTTAAGTAAGCATCAATACCGCCAGTACCATAACTACCATTGCCAGCATAACCGCTACCCGTTGTAGACCAATCTTGACCTGTGGCTGGGTTGATATTTGAAGGATCAGAAGGAGTTTTATTACCTTGCCTTAATGCTTGGGCTAATCCATTCATATTTTGCTGATTATGCTGAACTTGTGGATTCATTTCCATTGTTTTTAATAACAAAGCTTGATGCAAAGCATCTTGGCTACGGGTATCTTGCATCCCGCCACCAATTCCCGAAAGATCAGTCATGTAAGGATATTGATTCATCAGAATAATCCACTAACAAAGTTACCGATTCCGCTAAAAGTTCCAGCGGGGGACATTAATCCAGCTTGTCCCAAACCAAATAAACCACTATTGAAGTTTTGATTAGCAGCTTGTCTTGCATTGTATTGACCCATATTAGCGTTATAACCACCAATTCCTGCGCTTAAAACATCAGCACCAGCCGTTGTTTGTTGCTGTGCAGGATTAATATAGTTAGGAGTTCCTAAAGCTTTTAATTGGCTACCTACAGTCAAGGGTAATTGATAATTAGCAAGATTTTGATTGTATTGCTGTTGGTTGGCTCGTAATCCAGTATCCATGCCACCAACGATTGCGCTTGTGCGCTGATCGTTTTGACCTTGTTGGAATATTCTTGCAGCATTTTGGTAAGCTTCAGAACCTACGGGAATACCCTGATTAGCCATCTGAGCATCAAATTGCTTTTGCTGCATTTGTTGTTGTGGCTGTAAGCGTTGCATGATCGCATCGCTATAAGTCTGATTAGGGTTGATGCCATAGGAAGGCAAATTGCCCCCATTAAACTGCGTTCCGTATTGATTGGCTATCTGTCCTATATTGGAATTAATTGCGCTTCCTAAAGGCTCTGTAGGCGTTTGAGTAGCGTTATAAATTGGATTGCCTTGCGAATCCGTACCCGCTTCAGAATATTGGAGCGACCCATAGGGTGTAAATTGATTTACACGATTAGCAGCGGCAGCGGTTTGGGCTGCTTTAAGATTATTGGCTGCCGTTTGATTGGCTAAAGCGGTGTAGTCAGGAACGGCTGGCGCACTTGAGCCACCGCCACCACCACCGCCAAATACTGAATCAACTATACCGCCCATTGCCTTCTCCTTGTTGTAACCATTTGCATTGATTACGCTTCATTGTGACAATTATAAGATCACCGTTAGGGTGACCATATGGTATGTCAGCTACCTGCTCAAAGCCAAGTTTTCGGCACAAATTCAAGGACTTAACATTATCCTTGCATATAGGTGCAATTATAACTTTAACTTTAAGTTTGTTAAAGGGGTAATCAAATATAGCAAACAGCAAATCTTTACTTAGCCAATACACATCCGTAGATGCCACATGGATTTGGCAAGAATCAGGTAAAAAGCAGTTATAACCGACTACCGCTATTAATTTACCGTCTTTTTCCTGCCCAATACACATAGTATTTTGCGGATATTCAAACTTTCCTACTTTTGACAGCCAACTTCTTAATTTATTTTGATTTTCTGTAGTTACTTTACGCAATTACAGCACTCCACCTGTTTCAAAGACAATATCGGTAGAAGCCCAATGCAAATCAACACCTTGCGATGCAATAGACATTGAAACCCCACCCGAATAACCGATTCCAGTTACGCCTTGCCATTGTTTTTGGACATTATTGCCACCGCCCCATAGGTTGTAGTCCCAAATTCCAGCATCCCAACGACCTACTGGGACATTGGCAGGGTTAAAACTGGCTGTTCCTGTTGGGGGTACTGGATTAAAGTCGGTGCTAATACCTACCAAGACGGATGGAAGCGAATTATCTGTAATAAAGATAGGGCGAGCCATCGTAAAGCGTTTTAAAGTCGCTCTACTGTCAAAATAACTATAAGCTTGTTGGATTGTGGCGTTGATATTTGATCCTGCATCGCTTGTGCCATCCCAAAAACGGCCTACATACCCATTACCACCAAAGAATATGTCAGCTTTGCCGTGAACTTCCCAGCAATTAGCGTTGATATTGGTGAAATTAGCCCAAGACTTAGTAATTGTATGCATTACATACTGCTGAGTTCCTTCGGTTACAGGAACATTCAATATCAGCATATTTAAACTGGCGTAATAATTGACCTGCCAGCCAAAATTATTGTAATAACTAGATGCAGCTTGGCTTACCGCTTGATAAATTTTGTCGGTAATATTGACACGGGGATCAAGACGAGAAGATTGCAAGGCAGAAGCTAGGGGAACTAAACCATCTTGGGTTAAAAGCAATAGATCGCCAGCATATTTAAAAAAACAGCGTCTATTAAAGGTTTGACCTAATTGCCATACGCCTTTTAATGCCCAAGTCGTTGCTGAAGTAGGATCAGTACCGTTATAAACGATTGCTTCGCCCATATTGGTAACAAAAACAGCATAGTCATCTACGCCTTGACCTGCGTCAATAGTCCATGTTCCCATCGCTTGCAAGAAACCACCATTACGAGCTATTCCGCTAAAGTCAAACGCTGTAGCAGCACCGCCAATCGAATTGACATCCAAATACCATGCCTTGAGGTTATCTTTTTGGGTAAACCAAAGACGGTTTTTAAATAAATTGACCCCAATGAATGTCGATGAATCTACGCCTGTAATACCGATAGTTGTGTATGTACCCATAACGGTTGCATTTCCGCTTGGAGCGGATGCCATCGTATAAGTAAAAGTCGTGGTATTTACTACGGTAATAACATAAGTGCCATTAAATTGAGTAGGCGTAGCACCTGTAATCGTTACTCTGTTGCCTGTGACAAGACCGTGAGCCGATGCAGTAACCAGCGTAGCTGTTAGGTTACCAGTACCGCCCCTAGTAATACTGCTAATCGTTTGAGCAGTAGTTGTAGTAGCGACCTTAAACCATGCGCTACCGTCATAAATCATGGTTGGATCAGAACCGTTACAAGCCACTAAAAAATGACCGCCAGTATTGGATATATTGATGTGCTGAAACTTGGAATTCGTAAGACCGCTAAATACAGTAGTGGCTGCACCCTGATTGGTCGAATCATAAATAACGCCATTGGCTACGGCAAATAGTTGCTCTGTAGTCGGTGCGCTGTAATTCATTAGCGAATAAACTTGACCTGTAATTCCTGTGGAATATTGGCTATAACCGTACCTTAATTGAACATCAGAAGGCGTAGGAAACATATTGGTCAAAGTCACCGCATCTAAGGGTGACATATCGGCAATCGAATCCCTAGCGTTCCACCCGCCTATGGGCGCAGCTAAGGATGTTGCCGTTGCTCTACGCTGTTGAGCCGCCATAATTAACTACCGTAGCCAGTATCAGGGATATTTGCCCAGCCAATCAATACTGCGCTTGGTTGTGGAGCAAAAGACAGGGTAGCAGAACCCTTATCATTGGCTTTAGCAATGCTTAAATAACGGTTGTAATCTTGTTGTAATGAAGTCGTATCAAATGACTTAATTTGGAAATATTTCAATTTTGTTGCAAGAACCAGTACGGTATCATCTAAAACGGTCGTATCGGTATCAGCGGTAAAACTGTTCTTTACTTCGCCTGTAGAACTTCTGACAAATCCTTTAGAACGATATTCAAATCCTAGATATTCTTGGGTATTGTATGGTGGCCAAATCTGAAATTGACCGCCTAGAATACGCCAGCGAACTCGTGGGCCTGTGGAGATATAGCCTGACTTGAGCCATTGCCATTGCTGGGCATCAACAGGGCCAAGCATCTGCCAATGTTTAGTTTTATCCCAATGGGTATTGTCTGTAATAGTTTCGTAATCAGGTGGCAAATCATAGATAGTTTTGCTAAATGTGACCGTACCGCCTATGGAAGTTGCAGAACTCTGTTGTGTTGTAGCAACAGTATTGGCATCGGTTACCGAATCAACATAGGTATCTTGCGGAATAGCCGTGCCAACAATGGAATAAGTGTTATCCAAACCCACAGTCGTACCAACATTAGTCAAAGACTGAGTGCCGTTGGTCGTATTGCAGGTTGTGGTTATTGCGGTTGTGTAGAAGCGATATTCAAGCTCTAAAGCTTGCCAATCGTACTCCTTTACCAAGTCATATCCTGAACGGTTTAACAAAGCTAGGATTTGTTGCACATCCTGACTTGTATTGCCGATTACATAAGATGGGACAGGTAAATTTAATTCAGCGGTGATTTGCTGAGTTAATTGGAGTAGATTGTATGACATATTTAAACTTCCTCTGTGGCTACCGTTTTAGCTTTACGGGGTTTCTTTTCACCAACAGCGGCAAGTATAGCGGCCATTTGCTCTTGCATTTGTGCCAGCTTCGCATCTGTTTCAGCCTTAATTTTAGCAGTTTCTTGCTCTTTTTTGGCAAGTTCTTCCCGCAAAGCGTTTAATTCTTGTTCACGCTTGTCGGTTTCTGCTGAAACGGTGGCTAGATTTAAAAATGCTTTTGCTTTATCTCTAAACGCATATGGGGACATTCCTGCCGCCATTCCAATACGCTGTAATTGCTGATCTGAAGCGTTAGCTACGGCTTCTACCGTGTGAAACTTCATAGCACGAAGTTCTTCAGCTTGTGATTTAGATACTAAAGGCCATTCGGATAAAGGAGTTCCTTCGTAACCGTTATCATCAGCCCCTAATTTGTTCTGATACTGCGCCCAATGGATTGGAAAACGCTGTTTATGCTGTTCTAGGGCATAAGTATCAATTTCGGTTAGGGTATCGCCAGCTACGCAAATATGTACAAAATCAAACTCTTTGTAAATTGGTCGGCCAGCTTCGTTGGAAGCATCTTCCTGTTTAATTGCCCGTTTGTAGAAACGGACTTGTAGACGGGAATCTGCATTGTGTTCATCGCTTGGTAAAGCCATTTTTAAATCTCCTAAGTAGTTAGGTAAAAGTTAAATGAAAAAAGGGCTACCCTTTTGAGGTAACCCTTCGTTTTTACTACAAAAAGCTATTAAACACTAGCCTTGCTGAAGAAAGCTACTTGACCTGTAACTAAGGCAGAAGCTACTGATGTATAAGCACCACCAGTTGCAGTTACCAAGAATGTTGCTGGATCAATAGTACATACGGCTGTAGAAGCAGGGATTGAAGCATTAGCTTGCGCCAATACATAAATCTTGCCATCTGAACCGAATACTTCCAAACCTAATGGGCCTACTACTGGAATTGAAGTACCAGCAGAGTTTGGGTTTGTATTTACAGCTTGGGTCAAATCAAGACCAGCTAAGGGGGTTACTGAATATGCCATGATATATTTCCTTTCAAATCAATGGATTAGGTTGTCAAAACGCCTTGCAAGAAGCTGTTTGAGCAAGTTAAATTACCAGCCCAACCATACAACTTGACAATAGCATCTTGGTTAATCGATTGACGCTCGCCACCGATAGGAACGAAGTTACGCTCTTTGTGTGGGCGTAGGAAGATGTAGTTGGTGTTAAGCAAATACATATAGTTGGTGTTTTCCTGTGCGCCATAACCGCCACCCAAGATCACATCAGCAGACATACCACCACCGTAGAACTTCAAAGATGCGAAACCAGCAGCACCTTCTTCAACACCTGCGATACGCTGAATAGCCTGTAAAGACTGAACATAGTATGAGTAGAAGTTGTTACCAGCAACGATAGTATCGACTTTATCAGTTCCACGAACGGACTTGATAGCAGCGTCAGTCATCTTAGCTTGGATGTTTGAATAACCAGTTACGCCAGTAGTTGCTTGATTCTGCCAAAATGTCCAGTTAGCACGGTTAATACCACCGTATGTACCGCTAGTTGGGGATGTAGAAACTGCTGCTGCCAAACCAGTAATATTCTTACCACCGTTACCTGTACCGTCACCATAGATGTCGGTAGAAATACGGTTTAACAAACGAGCTTCAGAAACTTGCATACGACCATCTAACAAGTCGATGATTTGCTCTTTGCTTGAGTTCTGCAACATTTCCAAACCACTCATTGTTACGCTATCAGCGTACTGGGTGATTGAGAATTGAGCCGCAGAAATTGGGCTATCAGGAGTGATGTTCAATACTTCGTAACCGCTATATGAGTTAGCATTATTGGTATTTGGATCGTTGTACATGATTTCTTGCAAAATCACATTACCACCTGAGAATGGTTGTACATTGCCTTTAGCTTGTAAACGCTGAAGGATCGCATTGTTTTGTGTTAAGTTATCTGCCAATACACCGCTACGGCTTTGAATGGTTGTAGCGATAATATCGGTGATTGCTGAATTAGCAAATGCCATGATATTTCCTTTATAAAATTAAGTTAAACCCGACCACTCTCTGCTTCGGCTAAAGAAGCCATCAACATTGAGCGTCTATCCTTTGCATCTGTCTTAGACACCTGACCGCTAGGAGTAGCTGATCTTGGACTAACAGCAGTTGCTTTGGCTTTTGCTACTTGTTGTGCCTTAGATGCTTGGGTACTTGCCGATTTCAGGAGTTTTTCCTGTTCTAGCTTGTAAGCTTCATCGTTCATACGCACAGCTTTTGCATAAGCCGATTCAAGGTCTTGGGCTAAACCTCGCTCAAGTAATTGAGCCATATCTTCCCTAACCATTTCAAAGTGCGGAAACCGCTCCTTGTTACTACTTACCCGACTGATTTCTGACATCAATCGGTTATTTTCTTCTTGCTCCCGAATCGCTGACAATTGCTGAACTTGTTGCTGGGTAGCTTGAAGTTGTTGCATTAATTGTTGTTGATAAGGGTCTACATATGCCTGTTCGGGCATCTGCATTGCATCTTGATTTAATTGTATTCCATAATCTTGTGCAAGTCTATGAAACATCTGCACTTTTTGTTCGTATGGAGCTTTGGTCAGCATCATATGTGCCCGACCTAGATTATTAATCCAAGCTACAGGATGGATTCCTTGTTGCTGTAGTTCAGGAACGAATGGGCCAATAGCTTGGGTTAATTGTCTTGCATTGTCGGCTTCAGCTTTGTAAGCAGATACGCCACGCTTATATTCGGCTTCACGCTGGTTAGCATATTCAGCAAACTTAACAAAATCTTCTTTCTTTAGGGGTTCGCCCTTTTCCATTTTGTCCCAAATTTCTACATATTCTTTTTTCCATGTAGTTGGGCGAGAAGATTTTACATCAGGCTCAGCTTCATCAGAAGCTTCTGCCACCAGTTCTTCTTTTTCAGGATTATCGTTATCGGTGGAATTTTCGGCATCTCCGCTATCTTTTTGGGCTTTGAAGCGACCTTTTTCATCACGGTCGATTTCTTCTTGGCTATCGTTGTCGCTTTCGGAACTACTACTCGTTTCGTTTTCGGCTTGGATGGGGTCGTCATTTACTTCAATCTCCTTTTCGATTGGTGCTTCTAATGTGCCTTCTTCGGCTTGCTCAAGTGCTGCTTCCAACATACCTCTACGGTCTAATTCTTCGCTCATTTAATGCTCCTATCGATAATTGAGTTTGGCATAAGCAATTTCAGCAATTTGACGCTTACGGGCTTCTTGGTCTTTACGGCTAATTTCGTGCTTTTTCTGCTCGAATGAAACATCGTTGCCTAATTCGATACAATTGTTGCGTTTTAGGTTTTCTCGATGTTTTGATCGGCTATCGATCCAAGTACCATCAGCCATACTAATATAACCCTCAATATCAGATATAACCGTAGGTGCTACTCTAGATTTCATAGCGACTTTATCTTGCCACGAAGCTTTAGCGGCTTCTTCACCGATAGTAGGTGTCCACCATTCAAGGAAGAATTCTTCGTCAGTTTGTTTGTTTTTGGCTGTTTCGCCCGTGTATCCGCAGTTTGGACAGGGTTTTAATGTAGAAGTATTAATATGGATTCCTCATCGTCTAGTTCCTCTAGGCGTTTGGCTTTCAATACTCGCAAATGCTCTTGTATAAGAGTTTGCTGTTTTCTGTAAGCTACTGCCTGAAGGATGTTATCCCGCTGTCTTTCAAGGTAGCTTATAGACCGTTGTAAATCTTCTGTTTTAGCTAACGGTATATCAGCTTTAACCTCTTGTTTTGATTGTACTTTAGATTGCTTAACTTTAGCAACAGGTGATACTAAATCCCGAATAACTTGCTTACGACTTGCGTTAGATTCTTTAGTAGCCTTTTCTAATAATCGTTGGCGAGCTTCAATCTTCTTGTTAAGTCTTTGCGCCCGTAACCATTCTTCTTTTGTCCATCCATCCCCGCCAATATTTATATTAGCAGGGGGAACATATACCTGAAAGGCATTGTTTTGAAACGCATTAGCTTGAAAAGCTGTAGAAAACATTAGACAACAACCCAGCGACTACCAGTAGAAACTGTTACTGTAACACCCGTATTGATGGTAATTGGGCCAGCAGAATGGGCATTTGTGCTAGCAGGAATAGTAAAGTTAGCAGAAACAGTATTGGCGTTTAAAAAGAATGGGCCAGTTGAAGTAGCTGTTACTCCGTTTGTAAAGTTCCATGTTCCATTACAAGTGACTGTTGTTCCAAAAGTAGAACCAATAGCAATAGCAGTTGTAGAACCAGTAAGACCACCAGTACCAATATTCATTGTCTTGGTAAAACCTGAAGAAGTTGCAGCAGCTTGTATATTGGTTGTTTGTGATGCTATTGATTTACCAAAATTATATGTTGATGTTCCGTTTCCGCTTCCTATATCTATAGTCGCTGTTGTAGCTCCTGCCAAATTTATAGAAGTTGAACTAGCATTGACTAAAAAAGCACCAGTAAATGTATTGCTATTTGTCCAAGTATTTGTTCCAGCCAACACAGCTAAAGTAGAACCCGAAGTTGCAGGTAATGTGTAGGTATAGTTAGTACCTGTAGTTAAACCACTTAATACAAAGTTAGCTTGTTTAGTGTTATCTGTAGCATCTTGTAAAGTAAAACCGCTACCTGTAACAGCCAATGTAGGTCGAGTAGCTAATACTACGTTTCCGCTACCTGTTGAGCTTGTATAAGTAGGAGCAGTTGCTAATCCAGAAGCACCTGTAGAAGTTAAAAATTGAGGTGTAGTTGTAGTATTACCAGCTAAAAATGTTGTTGTTCCTGAAAGCAATTGATAAGGAACAGAGCCTAATGCGCCACCAGCTAGATTGTTTGCTGTTGTAGCAGAAACACTTGCCCAAGTGCCGTCACCACGCAAATAAGTGCTAGAAGATGGCGTTCCTGTAACAATTCCAACTGCTGTTGCAGAACTTAAAAGGTTGTTAGTTGAAGCAGTTGCGCCAGCAGGTAAGGTAACAGCAGTATTAGCTGTGGCCGTGAAATTTTGCGTAAACGCACCTGAAAAAGATGTATTTCCTGCAACGGTAATGGTGTTAGAACCGTTATTTACCCCAGTTCCACCATAAGTTGCACCGATTACGCCTACATCACCAGCACCCAGTAAAGATACGCCACCAACAGTTTTAATGTTAGTACCGCTTACTAAATTCGCTTGTTTACCGTTAAATGTAGTCCAATCGGCTGCACTCAATGCTCCACGATTTGTTGCTGAAGCAGTTGGCACATTAAGGGTTATTACAGGGGTTGTGGTGCTAGTTGCTACGCTAGATGACAGGTCAGTACCAGTTGTACCTAAAGTCAGCGCAGAAACGCTTGTGACAGTTCCCGTTGTAGGAGTTTGCCAAGTCGGAGTAGCTGACGAACCGCCTGAAGTTAATACCTGTCCTGATGTACCAAAGTTTGTAGAGCCTGTAATACTGGTATTTAAACCAATAGCACCTGACGCATTAATCACATGGGCAGATTGACCTGTTGTTCCCCAAGCAAAATAAGTCTTATATCCGTTACCCGAACCAATGGTTAAATCGCCATCGTGTCCTGAAAAATAGATGCCATTATTGATGCTAAAGAAATCAGCAGGAGTTCCGCTTGAATATACGGATGAGTTCATACCAAACTCACCGTAATAAGTG